TATTTTTTGATCACTATCTCCGCTATCTGTTACATTAACTGTTGAAACAACTGATGAACCATTTTTATATTGTACTGAGTTTACACGTTCTCTGTTTACTGGAATATAAAGTGCTGTATTGCTTTTCTTTTGTACATAATTGGCTGTAATCATTGCCTCAGGTTCTGTTACATAATTAACACCCTCTTTGAATGTATTGTAACCCTCTTGCGCTAAATAGTATGCAGTAGCTAAAGAACCCATTTGTGTACCATCTGCTTTTCTTGCTGAGATAGCTGTTGAAACCCAAACGCTCTGCACATTTGCAGAAAAAGAATATGTACCAGTAAATCTTTGTTGTATAAAATCATTTACAACTTCACTAAGTTCAAAAGTTACTGTTGTTTCATTTGGTAATATTTTCTTTTGCAGAGTTATAGTACCAAACACGCCGCCACAAGTAGGTAGTTCACCAGTCACGCCAGAGTAAACTGTAATTGCTAATTGATAATAATTTAAATCAGTTGTTGGTGAAGGTGCTGTTGTTCTTATAAAGTATGGGCTTCTTGTTCTTATTATTGTACTCATAATTCAATATTGTCGTTAATTAATCCTAATATCATTTCATCGCTGTACTTTTCAAAGCCAGCTTCAAAAGGTTTTGTAAAAAACATTGTTGCTCTAATTCCTTTTCTTTGTATGCTTCTAGCAATTAAAAACGTTAATGATTTATCTGTGATGAACCTACCTGTTTTTTTATCTCTGCCTTTTATACCTCTTATTTTAATCCACTTTTCAAACGCTTGTGATGGTGGTTGTTTATTTCTAAATTTAAATGGACTGTTTCTGCTTTCTGAATAATCGTGGTTTTTACCTCTAACGCCTTCGTCAATAAACTGCCCATACTCCTCAGATTCAAAGCTTACTTTACTTCCTTGTATTCTATAACCTAAACTATTATAAAGTTGTTTAGAAGCGTTTGTTTTGCCTTTAGTTAGGTTGCTTCTTGACTGCTGAATAACATACTTAGCATATTTTTCTATGGCCTGTTTAAATTCACTCATTAGCAGTATGTCATTTCGCTTTTAGTTCCTATATCAAATGTTACTGCCCATCCTGCAAGCATATTATCAAATCGCTCAGTGAATGGTTCACAGTTTGCATCGTTTATTAATTCAAAATCATTTCTATATAAATCAGCTTTTTGTAATACACGCATCACTCTTGTTGCTAGTGATAGTTGTGTATTTAATACATCTTGCGTGTTATCATTGCCTCTAAATAAATCAGTTGTTTGTTCGTTGCTAATATCTACTAAATCCATAAAGAATATAGTAATATTTAATGTTACATAGTTGTTGCTTATTGTAGCATTGTTAATCATCAAATGTGCTAAAGGAAATAAACTTTGTTTTTTAATATCAATATCAGCAATATCGCCAAACGTCATTTCGTGATTAAATGGTTCTGCTGTTATTACATCTTTTACTTTATCTATAACGTTATAAAAACTTTTCATAATAATTTTATATATAATGGTGCGTGCTGTCCTAAATCTTCTTCAATAAATTCATTTAACCAATCAAGCGATTCATCAAAATCAGTTCCATCAGCTTGCATAATAATATCTAAACATTTCCAATAACTGTATATTGCTCTTGAGGGTTTGCGTGCTGTAACACCAACAAAAGCATCTTCAAAACCATCTGCAAGAATAACATATTCATCTTTAGCAAACATTTCACGCTCCATTAGTTCTTTAAGTATATCATCTCTTTGCATTGATTATGCTTTTTTCTAATTCGTATTTATCTTTTTCAAATGCTAAATGTTGTAAGCACTTATGTAAATTTAATTTAGTTACCTCATCAAACTTCATAATGTCTCCGTTTGTAATTCCATAAATGGATTGATACCAGCCCCATTTTGCAGCGAATCCCGCAGCTCTTGAGGCACCTTGACTTCCGTCTGATTCGCCAAATAACTCAGTATATGCTTCTGCAATTCCGTTCTTAAAGCCCAAAAAAAAACAAGCGAACCAAACACAATATCTAAACTCATATTTTGTAGATCATATTTATTTGCACTTTCGTAATCTTCTATTAAATACTGCTCTTTCTTTTTGTATTCTATTGGTCGAAATAAAACACTCATTGCTTTGTGCATATTTTGCCAATCTGCCATATAGGTATCTAAATCTATATATTCACCAAAACTCATATCATCTAACTTAGGTACAAAACCAAACTGTTTATCATTGTGATCAAACTTAGTTATTAGCTTGCAATCATTTGTAAATAATTTATTTATTGATGTACATATTTCGCTAACATCAGTTGCTTTCATTTGCAATACTTTCTTCAGTTCTACATTGCAAAATATTTCAATCATTTTCTGTTGTAGAAAATTATCAAGTTTTTTATCTTCTGCAATCTTTAACCATTTCTGGTATTGCTTTAATGTAATGTCGTTTAGTGATTCTGGTATGTTTATAGTTATCTTCATTTTATATAATGTAAAAAAAAGTAGTTAGTGTTATGTACAAATATAAAAAAAAAGCTACTCACAATGAATAGCTTCTTAAATGCTCTGAGGACTTACACTGTCTAAGACTCGGATGCCTCTTTTAATATTTTTATTATTTACCTTTTGCTAATTGTAATGATTCTTTGATTGATACATTAAAAGCATTATAAATGCAGTATGCTGCTTGCATTTCATATTTAGTTACTTTTACTTTTAATTTTAGAATTTGTTTTATAAAGTTAGAATAGTTCATAATGTTAGTTTTTATTAATTACAATGCTAATATATAAATATATTTATAAACTACAAAACATTTTACACTTTTTTTTTACATCTTATCTTATCTTATCTTATCTTATCTTAATGCTTGAACATTGGTTAAGCATTGCTTCATCTGTTAATTAACGTTTTTAATAAAAATGGTATTCACCTAAATTAGGGTTTTGTAATTGATAACTAACTGCATATCGCAAAGCATCAAGTGCGTGGTTAAAGTTATCTACTGGCGTTTGTGATTTCTTTTCTAACCAACAATAATTGTTAAGCTCTTTAATTAGATCTGTGCTATCTTCAGTAATCACTAAATCATAATCTTGTAATAAACTAATACCAAATGTTATACTACCTTGTCCTTTGATTGCTGGTACTATATTACAATCTTTACTTAATTCATTTATTAATCTTGGTTCAGCACTATCACCTACAATTAAATTGTTAGCTGCAAACTTTTTATTTAATACTGATATTTCACTTGTTGTTAACTTAGGTTGATAAAAACACAATTGAACATAAATAACTTTATTTATTTTATCTATGCTTGTTTTTACTAATGTGCTTGGATCATTGCTGAAACCATAATCTTGACCAAATACAATTTTACCTATTTGTTTAAATTCACCTATTGACCAATTACTAAATATAACACCTTCTGCTTTATCTAACCACGAACCAAGTATTGTGTGCTTGTAACGTTCTGGCCTTCTTCGTTTCATTGATTGTATTTGCTTTATATAACTAGGTGACAAGTTCTCAATGTTATCTAAGTAAGTTGTGTGAATGTAAGTTGTATCTTCTTTAGTTATATTACTACCTGATTCAATGCCTCTTGATTCGAACCAACGCTGATAAATAAAATGTTCTTTTGTTGTTGGATTTAATATTAATATAACTCTATTATCTTGCGCTTTGTTTCTAACTGATAAATCAATTTTATCAAATATATCTTCACTTGTTAATTCTTCAGCTTCATCCATTACCCAAGTTGTAATGCCTTGCAATGATTTAAGATTTGCTGTTTGATCGCCTGATGAGGTTTTAATACCTCTAAATATTATTTTGCTACCATTACCTAAGTTAACTATCTCATCTTTTGTAATTTTAAAATTATCAATTACATTTAACATTTCTAACTTTTCAATAAACTCTGGTATAATAGAAATACTTGCAGCCCTTAAAGTATAACGTGTAAACAATACAGTGTGTCCTGCTTGATAGGTAAGATATAACAACAATATATTAATAGCAAATGATTTACCAGAACCACGACCACCTGTTATAATAAAATAGCGTGCATCTGATGTGTCAAAAACTTTATACTTAGGACTTAAATTTAATTCCACTAATTAACTTTTTAAAATCGTGGTTAACTGTTTCGCTTGTATTTAAATCAACTGTATCTTTACTTTTACCGTATGCACTATCCATTATTGAATTGTAAGCATTAACATCACCTTTTTCAATTGCTTTTAATAATACTGCTGCTGTCATTCTGTATTCATTAGTTAACCATTCTTCTTCACCTGTCATTGGGTTAGTTCCCTTAACTATTAATGATAACATTTCTTTTACAATTGTGCTTCTGTTTTTTGTTCCTTTAGGCCTGCCAGCAGGATTTCCGCTTTGCCCTTTTTTGTATGGTATTAAATCTTCTTTACTCATTTTTATTGTTCTGTTCTTGTTCTGTATTTATATTAATTTCTATATTTTCTTCTAAGTATTTCAATAACTTATTTTCTGCTTGTTTTTTAAGCTTGTGTTTCTTGTTCATATTCATTAAATAATCTTTGCATTGTGTTATATAAATCTTTTACGCAACTGCCACAGGTTGAGGGTGCTTTGTTGGTGTTGAATACTCTATTATGTATTTCAAGTAGTGCAGTTTGTTCACTTGCTGATAGTATGTTTTTATGTACTTGAAAGAATGATTTAAGTATCATATATTCATTTTCATTTAGACATTCTAT